AAAAAATAAGTCAAGATGAATGAAAAAATAATAGCACATGATGAATTTACTATAAAGATGTTAAGATCAAAGCTTCCTGATTTTAGAAAGAAAATACTGAGCAAGTCAGCTAGTGATAGACTTAAATATGATAAGAAGTTACTAGATGTATTTGATGACAGTAGCAGAAAATTACATGACAAGACCCTAAATGACATCGTAACAAGGATCAGTGATGTTATCAAGAAGCCTGTTACTGTTGAGAACTCAAATTTAGTCTATAATTTCTTACGTGATCATAATGAAGATTTTATGTCAGCTAATAAGAGTGTCTGGAGTTTGGTCAGTGATCATATGATGATACTATCTGATGATGGTGCTTCTGAATTCTTTTTTGATCACAGAAAGTCCAAAGAAGTAAAGGTTCTTTTTGAAGCTTCAACCACCTCTCTATTGAACCGGAACTTCAGATCAAGTGATGTATCAGTTAGATCCTTAAAGTCTTACTTGTCAGTCCAGAAGTTTTTTATAAAGTGTATGACAGCTGCTAAAATACTTGAGGAGTCACGTGACATAGCTTCAAAGAGGTTTGAGTCATTTGTTAGTGGCACAAAAAATGAAGTTAGAGGAGTTGAGAAGCGTTACAAATCAAGTCTACGATCCTCGGTTAAGCACTACCCATATGTATTAGAGATGACACAAGGAATAGTCTATATATCCTCCATTAGTAAGATATGGAATAAGGACTTTGGATATTGTATGACACATCATCATCTTTCAAGGGTAATAACGTTCTTAAAGAATATAGCATATATGTCTATATCTTTGATAGATCTCAATATGAAGTCTAATAGGAAAATACCTGATTTCTTAAATGATCTAATCAATGTTGGGTGCCAGATAAATGAGATAGAGCATGATAATTTCGGAGCATCAATGAAAGCTGCAAGGCAGTTATTCATATATGATCTAATTGATGAAAATATAATGTCTGATAATCCTAAAGCTGATTTTGCCAATGAGATATCTAAAAATAGGTATATAGGAGCAAAAATGATATATGACGTAGTTAAGATATACTATAGATCACCTCAAGATAGAGTGACTGTATCATCATGTTATAAACTAGGTCCTCATCCAGACACTTTTATAAAAGAAGCATATGATAATATTAAGGGATACAAAAGTCCAAATATAGTTGATAAAGCACTGTTGACAAGAGTGATTGGGACAATAAGAAAAGGGTTAGCCAGCTCCATGCTTGATCAAGGTATAAGGTTCGGGGTCAACGCACCAGATCAGTCAGTAATCAAAGACATGTTAGATGCTACTCAGGTTGATAAGGCTGGATTAATGGCTCAATCCTTCACTGCATGGTCAGAAGTAACTTTCACAAAGGTAGAGCAATATGCAAGCCTCGTTACATCAGAAGTAAAACCGTCTGACAAAGCATCTTTTTCATCAGAAGGGAACAGCATGCTAGAATTAGAGGAGTTTAAGAAAATACTTGATGATGACAAAGTATGGAATTTTAGCAGATCAGGAGAGTATAAGAACGTTAATGATGCAGTATCTTCATTAGTAGGTGAATCACAACTTAATTACAGAAAAGCAGAGATAAGGTTAAAGAGAGTTATAAAACTACATGAGTCATTTGAGAAGAGAAACTTACGGATTTATGATTCAATTGATGACATACCTCATGAGAAGATAAAAGATTTTGTTTTGAATACACCTGAAGCAGCTTATCTAGTAGGGACAGAGCCTAAGCTTGGTGAATGGCACAAGAAAGTTACAAGGATGTTCTATATAGGAGAGCAGATGCTTAAGACAATGACCCAGCGTATAGAAAGACTAGTTAGACAAATCTCAATGAAGCAACCTGGTGTGTCAATAACTAAGAGCTATTCTGCTAGGAGAGCTGATCTTGAATCCTTCTGTCATGTAACAACCGGTTTCAACTCGAAGAAGAAATCCTGTTTCATCTCATTTGATCTTTCAGAATTCTCTAAGAAGTTTCCACACATATACAATCGTGAATTTGGAAAAATACTTTCGGAATTAACTGGAGTTGACTGGATAAA